CCCATAATCCGTTCAACTGAAAACTTGGATCTATATACCTTTATTCTAGGCATGAGTTTCGGTTACCAATTGCTGTATGTAGTCTTCATGTAGCCAGATCCGGATTTAGGAAGGCTTCCTTTCAAAGCTTCACCCTGCACAAATCCTCCGGCTGCGGCAAGTCCCGTACTTATATACCCCGCCGTTCTGGCGGACTTAGCGCCCCAGTGATAAAACTTAGCCGTGTTCTTCAACTGCTGAGATCTTAGGGAGTGCTTCTCTTCAAATGCTCTGCCCTGATACCGGATGAAAAGCGCTTCGAGTTCTTCCTCTGCGGCCATATCAGCCATGACATCCACCGGAGATCCGACCATCTGGACTCCGGATACACCATACGCCGCTCTCACCCCTCCCCGGCGGATAGCCGCTTCTCTCCTGTGCCGTTCCTCCGCGCTTATCGTTCGCTGTTTCTCAATTCTTGCATCCCGCGCAGCGAGCTGGGCGTTGTAATCAACTACCTTGGCCTGTCCTTTCAGGGTCTTAGCTTGTTGTTCATGTTGCATATACGCACCCGCCCCCGCTATGATAGCCATGGCTATCGGTATTTCATACCCGCTCATTTCTTGATCCTCGCATAAAGAGAACTGTCTCCCCCATCAGGGCGATAACATCTCATTCGTTCTGCCTCCATTTCAAAACCTAACAGTTTCATCCACCTGTGTCCTGCTTCAAACTCGCAGTCTACTGTTGTATCAATTCGTTTCAGCATCGATCCCTCAATCAGTTTCCTGGATGCCTTATGTATCGATATCAAGTGTTTCCCAGCGTCCTTGGATAGATACGCCCACAATGTTCCCCAACATTCAGACCGCTTGATCATTCCTGCACACGCGATAACCTTGTCATTCGCAATCCCCGTGAAGGAGATGTGCGCTTCCAGCGCCTTGGCGATATCTGGGGTCACCCAACTGCCCAGATAAGCCTGTGACTCCTGTAACTCGATGATCTCCAGATGATGTTGTTTGAATGGGATGATCCTCATCTATCCTGGGTTACCAACTGCGGCATAATTGCCAACACAGTCATGGGTAATGGCTGATCCTGCCTGAAATATATCTGTCCTTCAGTTTCGTAATCTCCGGGCCATTCCATTTCCTTATCCCCACTGAACAGCGCTGGCGCTGACCCAAGAGGAGTTGCTGTCGTTCTGAAATAAATCGTATCCAGCGTATTGGCGTTTGGCCCCGCCTTCATGCCCAGAGTCTGATGCAGTCTGAATATAACTCGATGGATCCGCTTGGTTTTGCCTTGAGCCGTACCATCCGCTGCCCCAGCGTTGACACTAAGAGTCTGTCCATCGCTCTGATACGCCAGCCCGACATGGGCCTTTGTAGCAGATCTATCCAGTGTGACACCCCCGCTAGTAACAACCTTGTCAGGATGGTTGGATCCATCAGCCAGGATAGAAACAGTCTCGCCTTCAAGATGGCTCAACCCACTAAGTGTTGTCGTTGCGGCCCCTGAATATGAAAGTCCACTATCAAGAAAGAACGCATCCCCCGCGTCATCTCCTTCTTCCCACAGTTTCTCGATGTATTCGATGGTCCGAATAACCGCGCCATCCACCCAGCGCTTAACCACTATCCATAGTTCATCATACTTACCACTGGATGCCGGAATAACCGCTACACTTTCAACCTGTGCCTGAGTCCCAGATGAATCGCTCACCCCTCCAAGTACATGACGGTGCCACGCCAAAACATCCTGTTCACGCTCGTAAGTAAATCCAAGCAGTGTCCCGTCATCCCGAACCGCCCAGAGAAGACTCTGCGGCTCCTGCTGATAATCGATCTCCTTGATGCCCCCGGCGGTAATGTGTTCCGAAAACACTGTCATGTCTGGAGACTGGAACCCATCCACTTCGTACACATACGCGACCTCGCGGATCTTCCGCGCAGCCCTCTGCACATAAAGCGCCGCTTTACCGACACGCTTTGGCTCGATATTCGCGCTCCCATGGGTCGTACTTCGCTTTGCCTGGACGTTGGAAGGCGCTATCGCTTCCCCGGTAGTGGAAGAACGTATGATCCACTCGCCCCCGATCGTACCGACAATCAACCCTTTTTCATCCTGCTGCATCCAGATGATCACGTTCACGTTGTCCGCGCTCAAGGTGATCAGGATCGCGTGGTCATCAACCACGGTGCCATCTCCTTCAGAGGAAGACAGGTTCTCGTAGTCCCCGGTCCTTGAAAACCAGAGTGATTGCGGATGGCTGGACGATCCTGCCCAAACCAGTCGGTCTTCGTAGAATGTCACACAACCGGGATACCCTTTCAGATCAGACCAAGCACCTTCCGCCCAGCGTTCTGTACCAGAGGTGACACTATCCGGGAAACGCTCGATGACTGTTGCGCTAACACTGGTTCCGCTAGTGAAACCTGTGATCTGTGCATACCCAATCCCGCTGTGAAGGAACAACCAGTTAAGCGCTCCATCACTCTCTGTCCCAGAGGTATGCACCAGGGGCCGCGTTCCCGTAGTCCCGGTCGATGAAGCCTGATACACATTTCCCAGATACCGCAGTTTATCCCCAGACGTTACAGCTAAACCGGAGTTCCACTCGTCATACTTACTCGCCATGGTCTCGCCCAAACGCCAGTAAGCGCCAACGTGATCACTCGTAAATATAGAGGTAGTGGAGGTGAGCGTTATGCTCCCAGTCAGAGCAGACGCTGTGACTACCTTGGTAGAATCGAGATTCTCCCCAAAGAAAGGAGGCCAATCGAAAGCAATCTGTGTCAGTGTCCAGGCAGTGTGCCCTGTACGGGATAACTTCCTCGGAGAGTATCCGGGATGCGCGATGTACAAAACATCCGCGCTTTGAGCAAACTTCAATTGGAACAGATCCGCTTCCAGATAAGGGGATGTGATTTCATAAGCAGATCCCCCGCTAACAATCTGCCCATTATCCTTATAGAAACGAATATACTGGTCTCCAAACTCAAGAATGTACGACTGGGTGTTAGAGAACTCAAACGCAACAATTCTTGTAGCTTTGGAAGAAGTCTTCACTTCAGCCACAAACCGAGACCCGGATCTGCGGATCAAAGCGCCTTGAACTGTTGGAACAAAGTTCTTGAGTAGCGCGACTCCATTGGCGTATCGACCTACATCAGTTCGCCCATATAGAAGCGGAGATATCTCTCCGGAATTGAAGCTATTCTGAATATGAGAGACTTTCGGCATCTATAGTGTCGCTGTAATCCACGAGTCTTCCGGGGTCTCCGCTGAAACTCGTTCTATAGCGTTAGACTTCTTAGCTTCCAGAACCGCGAATTCATAGTCGCGTTCAAGGAATTCTTTCTTGGTGTTCGACTGAGTAATAATCTCGCATAACTCCAAGGCGATTCGAGTCGCCAGAAGGTCAATAAACAGCGCATCGAAATCATTCGGATCAGTGATCCGTTTCACATAGCGAAGATCCAGGGTTGTACCATCATCAGTGATGAGTTTTCTACCCTCAATCTGCCAGTCAGTAATCTTGTTTCCTGGGAGAATACGAAGGAAATCGGAAGGAAGAGAGTACTGGTAATCCACCCCAAAAGCGGGGGTCGCAGTATCGGGAGCCAGTTGCACCCTGCCTGTTGCACAACTCCAAGGGTGCTTCCTGAGTTCAGCGTCCCTGATGATCTCGTAAGAAGAGTTACAGGAGCGAGCATTTCGGCTGTCTTCTGTCAGAGAGGTGATGGGCGATGCACCCAGTTTCTGCAATGCCCGATTACAGATATCTACAACTGATGGCATGTTCGATCCTCTATAAAGATGTGAGGGGGCGGCGTTTTACAGCCGCCCCACCACACTCTGACTAACCGTTACTGAAATAAAGGTCAATCACCAGATTGCCAGAAGCTGGCATTGTAGCCGCCGCTATCGTGGCGTTCACCTGGGTAGCGGAAGCCAATGCGCCTTCTGCCACTCCAAGTCCTCGCCCGAACATCGTCGGCGTATTCGTTGCCGTAAAGGTCGCAGCAGAACGATAGATGTCAGCATCGCTTGAGTGACCGATAGCAACAGTGGAACTGCCAAGGCTGGTATCCGTATTAAGAACACCATAAGCGAACACCGATCCGGCAGGAATCTCTGCCAAAACGATAACGTCCGCCGCAGCCTGTGAGGCAAGCGTGATAGAAGCGCGGAATCTCCGCATACGTCCGCCAACTACCGACCCCTCTGCATTCGTAGCAGGGGTGGAGTTCAGAGGACCAGTTGATTCAGTTGAATATGTAGTCGCCATTTATGGTTCCTCCTTATTCAGTACACAGGATTTCGACAACCTTACCTTCTTCAAGGCGGGTTGCACCGAAAGTCCCCTTCACATACACCTGATTGGAATAGGACTTGTCACCACGTTCGCTAATGCGAGTCGTAATGTCATTCCACATACCCAGATGCATCCCCGAACGCGCCCATGCAGGGCAGCGCCGCGCACTCGAACCATCAACGCCTAAACGCTCAATGTGGATAAAGTTGAATCCCATGAAAGCAGAGATCCGACCTTCAACAAGAACGGGTTTGGTGTTGTAGTCAAGAGAGACCGCTTGAGTCTCACCCAACAGGTCATCGTGCTGTTCAGCAGTGATCGCGATGAACAACGGATCATTATCAACATCCACTTCATTCGCCATAAGAATCTTCTTGGCAGAACGAAGTTTCGCGATTGACATACCCGCAGAACCTGAAGCGACTTGCTGTGCAGATGGGAAAGCAGTACTCGTCGTACCGTTCTCTCCAGTCTTTGCAGTTCCAAAAAACGAGTCAATCAGCGCATCATCAATGGAACGACCCATCGCGTATGCACCGTTAACTGCGTAAGGTGAGGTTGGGTCAATGATCATACGCAGCTTATCCTGATCATCGATCAGATCCGCCCACTCATAATCCGTTGGGAAAACCCAACGAGCATCATGCGGGGTGGAGATAAGAGGCGTATCGCCATGACGAGAAGTGCGTTTCTGCGCGTTGACCGCGCCGATCTGCTCAACAGCCTTACCGGACTTACCCGTAAAGCTGTCTTGCGTCACCGCACTACGAAGTTTAGAACCCCGCTGCTGCAAAAGCAGCGATACAGTGTTCTTGTAATCCTGCACAAAGGCAGTATTCACTTGAAAGGACATGCTTTGCTCCTTTTAGATTAAACACAAAAAGCGAGTGTCTTTCAGGCATCACTCTCTTCCTGGCTTGTCCTCCAAGAGGGGCCGCGCACTGTCTGTCCAGTGTGTCTTCCCAGGCCGATCAACTCAATAAAGTTGACAGGTTATCTGTATCTTTCTTCCTCCTGGAGGGCTTTCTTGCGTCTACAGGAGTCGAAACCATCGAACTGTAAAACCGATTTGCAACATCAATCACTACAGCCGGGTCGTGAACCACTTGTCTTGCAGTGATCTGCACTGCTGCTTCCAGACATCTGATTCTTGCTTCCGTATCATCCATTCGCTACATCCGGATACGCCCACCCAGTCAATCTTGATTTACGAGCGACTGCTTCCTTGTGTCCAGGATGCTGGCTGTCCATCCATGCTTCCATGAAGTCCTTGTCCAACATCAGATCCCCAAGCGCGTGATTCGCCTGAGCAGGGGTCATCACACCAAATGCGTTAGCAGAAGTGTCTCCTGTCTCAAATGAGTCTTCCCCAAGTTTAGCTCCAATGGTATGCATCAGCTTCATCACTTCAGCGTAACCCAGCGCGTTTTCCAGTTTATCAATGGAATCAGCATCCATGTTAAATTCCCTGGCGGCTTTCTGCGCCTCCTTTATATTGGAGTCATACGC